ATGCCCTGGAACTGGCCGTTTTCGACCGCACGCATGAGGGTGCCGAAGCTGGTCACGGCGTACTGGCCGGCGATGTCCTTGTAGACCGCGCCCCGCTCGACGTTGCCCATCGCTTGGGTTTTGTCGTGAATGTCTTTCAGGATATCCAGCATGTCGCGGAGGTCGCCGTTGGCGTCCTTGGTTTGCACGCCGAGTTTTGCGACCGCCTTGGAGTTGCCGAGGCGGGTGAGCACGGCGCGCATTGAGGTACCGGCCATGCTGCCCTGGACGCCTGCGTTACCGAGCAGGGCGGTGGCGGTGGTGACGGTTTCAAGGCTTTGCCCGTATTCGCGGCCAACGCCGGCACTGTATTTGAGCGACTCGCCCAGCATCTGGATGTCGACGTTATTGCGTGTGAAGGCTGCGGTCAGCACGTCGGCCACGCGCCCCATCTTTTCAGCCGGGATGCCCATGGCTGTCTGGATGTTGGAGGCGATATCGGCTGTCTGGCCTAGATCCATATCACCCGCAGCGGCCAGGTTGAGCATGCCGGGCATGGCGCCCAGGATCTGGTTGGCGTTGTAGCCCGTGCGGCCCAGGTAATACTGGCCTTGGGCGACCTCTAGATCTGTGAATTTGCTGGTCAGCGGCAGCGTGCGTGCCTGGTCACGCAGGGCAGTCATGGCCGCATCGGCTTTGTCGGCGATGCGCGTCACGGCCTGGGTGGCGGACATTGTGGCGTCGAACTCGTAGCCGATGCCCAGCGCTGCCATGAGTGGGCGACCAAGGGTGTAGGCGCCGGCCAGCGAGCCTGCACCCGAGGTGGCGAGCGAGCCGGCATGGCCCTGGGTTTTGCTGTATTGGCTTTTGGCGCGCGCCAGGCGCTGCTGTTGCTGGGTAAGTCGGCGAAGGCGGCTTTCTTGATCACTCAGCGATCTGTTGGTGTCGACGATGCGTTGGCGCAGTGTGCGTTCGTGGTCGCCCAGATTGCGGGTGCTGATGCCTGCCGAGCTGAGCTGTGAGCGAAGGCCCTGGAGCTGTTGTTGCTGCTGTTGGTGTTGCTGCTTGAGCGCTGTGGCTTCACGGATTGCACCACGCATATCCCTTTGAAACTGTCGGGTGGGCACACCTGTCGCGGCCATTTCGCGGCTGAGCGCTTTGACTCGATCGCGGGCGGTTTGTAGTGCACGGTCGGTCTGTTGGCTGGCGGCGCGCAGGGTGCGCCAACTGCTGACATCCTGCTGTTGGCTTTGCAGGCCTTTGAGCGCTTCACGGGTCTGCTTGAGGGTGCGAGCCAGGCCAACGCTGCCGCCGGTAACGGCCTTGATAGGTTTTGTGGCGCGATCTACGGCCTTGAGCACCACTTCAAGCCTTAGATTTCGCCCCATCCTTTTCTACTCGCTTGCGGGCCTGCTCTCGCCAGGCCATCAGATCGGTGAGGGGCATCGGGTCAAGTTCCGACGGCCCCCAGTGAAAGACCATGGCCAGGTCGGCCATGGCGTCTTCTACGCGGTGAGGGATGCATCCACCTTGTGCCGCTTCTGCAGCAAAAAACCGGTTACCGCGACACCGCAGGCGAGTAGGTCAGCTGGATCCATGCGGCCGACTTCGATGTCGGTAAGGGTCGGGGTGGTGATGCGTGGCAGCACCGTGCGCAGGGACAGCACGTCCATGTGGATGAGGTCGTCGAGTTTCACGCCGCGCAGCTCACCACTCACGGGTTTGCGCAGTACCAACTTGTCGATCTTCTGCTCGCCACGGACGATGGGGGTGTCGAGTTCGACCACTTCTTCGTTGGGGTTCTTGGGCTGTTCGGCTTCGGGGGTGACTTTCGGCATGGGGTGGCTCCTTCGGTAATAGGTGCTGGCCAGCGGCGCGGGTGCGCCGAGGCCAGCTTCGGCGGTGGGTATAGGGTTACAGGCCGATGGCCTTGCGCTGTTCTGCGAGGCGGTCGACGCCGTTGACCTTGAAGACCATGCCGAGCAGGTCGATCTCGATCTCTTCGTTGCCGTCGACGATCAGCTTGTAGTAGGTGCAGGTGGTGGTGATGGTGTGCTCGGTGTCTTCACCCGGCTCGGCGTCGCCGAAGCTGTAGGTTTCGTGACGGCCACGGACGATGACTTCCACGGCGGATACGCTGCCGTCGTCGTCGCGTTGGTAGGCGCCGGCCCAGCGCAGAGGCACGCCGGAGGCGTTGGTGGTGCCGTACTGGCGCAGGCTGATCAGATCCAGCCCGCCGACCGTCCACTCGATCTGGATGCCGTCATCGCTGTGGCCCAGGTCGACCTTCACCGGGCCGTCCATGCCGGCACCACGGAACTGCTCCATTTTGCGTGCGAGGTCGGGCAGGGTGACGGACTTGGCAACGCCCTGGTAGCTGTTGGCGTCGTTGAACATGTTCATGTTCTTGAGTTTGCGGGGCATGGCCATGGTCAGGCGCTCCTATGCTGGTTGGCCGATCAGGCGTTGATGCGCGCGGCGAAGTCGAGCAAATAACGGTCGGTGATGCGCTGGCGGAACATGAGGTTTTCCAGCGGCGGTACCGGGGTGTAGTCGTAGTCGAGGGTGAGCTTTCCGGCCTTGAGCGTTGCTGGTTCGTTGGCGGCTTCGTCGTACCAGCACTGGCCGTCGATGATGTAGCCGGCATTCTTGAGCTCGCGGAATTTGGCGTTGACGCCTTCGACGATGTCGCGCACCAGGCTCGGGTGCATGGGCTTGTCTACGGCCCACATGTGGGCTTCGGCGATGGTGTCGGCCAGTACCTGGGCTGTGCGGGTATAGTTCTCGAAGGCGAACAGCGGGTCATCGGAGCAGGTACGCGAGCCCCAGAAGCGGAAGCCGTCTTCACGGATAAGGGTGGTGGCTTCGTTTTCGTTGAGGTAGCCGGCGTCGGTGGCTGGGTTTTGCAGATCCCAGAACACGGGTTTGCTGATGCCAGTAACGCCGTTAACGGCGATGTTGGACAGGGTTTTGTGCCAGCCGACTTGCTCGTCGAGCTTGGCGCGCAGGCCGAGGGCGTATGCGACGGCCGGGGCGTTGACGGTGGCGTTTTCGACGGTGCTCCACTCTTGGAAATCCGGCCAGATGACCATGACTTCACGGGCGCCGAAGTTCTCGCGGTAGGCGACCACTTCTTCCTTGGTGGCGCAATCCCAGGCACTGACATAGGCGAAGGCGCGCAGGGCCTGGGCGGTGCTGATCAATTCGTTGGCGACGGGCAGGGCGTCGAGGCCTGGCACGCCGAGAATGCGCGGGGTGACGCCCAGCGCAGATTTGGCGGTGAGCAGGGCCTTGAGTCCGGTGTATTCGCCAGTAGCAGTGACGGTGCCGACGAGTTTGCTGATTTGGTCGGCCTCTTTCGCGGCTGCGTCGGCACCTTCGCCATCGGCTACGCGCACGACGATGGTGAACGGGCTGGCGTTGGCGGCGATGGCTTTCAGCGAAGCGGCCAGTGTGCCTTGGGTGCCTGCCTTGCCGACTGCCGATAGCACGTCGGTGAGAAGCACGGGCTTGTCGAGCGGGAAGAAGGCGCCGTCGGCATCGGAGCCGGTGCAGACCATACCCACGACGGCGGTTGCGATGGTGCGATTGGGGCGGATGCCCTCGTTGATTTCGATGACGCGGACGCCGTGGTGATAGTCGGCCATGGGTGCAGCTCCTGGGCGTGCGGTGAACCAGTGAGCCTTGATGCTGCCGCGCGCGCGGGCAGGCTGCGAGCAGCGCAGGTTGTAGCGGGGGGCGCTACAGCACGGACATAAAAAAGCCCCGCGCTGGGCGGGGCAACGGGTGCAGCAGGCGTAGGGTCAGGCGTTGTTGCCGATGCCGGCGACGGCAGCTTCGATGGCTGCGATGGTCTGGGCTGCGAGCTGCTGGGCTTGTTCGACCTCGCCAGCGGCCATCATCACGCGGACTTGTTCCTTGGCCGCCAGGCGGGTTGTGCGCAGCAGCTCCAGGGCGTTGGTGTATGCCGCTGCCTCGGCGAGGATGCTGTCGGCGGCCTGCTGTGGCGTGCGCCCGTTGATGGCCCAGGCGGCGACCATGGCCGGTACTTCGCCCTGGTAGCCGGCCGTTGCGAAGGCCTCGGCAGCGAGGCGGGCGCGGTCGTACTCGACGGCACGTAGGGGGTCGCCGGCGACAGCGCGGCGGGCAGCGTCGGCAGCGGTGTCGAAGCGGGCGCAGAGCACTTCGGCAGTGGGCACGTATGGCGGCGGGTCGATCAGGATCAGCTGGCCGGCGTCATCAAGAACGGCGTGTTTACCCTGGTTGATTCCTTCGAGCAACTCCGCGTGCTGTTCGGCCGTAATCTCGATAGCGTCATCTGGCACTGCGTTGTGTACGCGGCTGTCGAAGAAGCCACGCTCGGTTGGGCTATACAGAGTGGTCATGGTTAATAGCCTGTGGCTTCGTAATAGATCAAGTTCCCGTTCGGAATGCCGGACAGCACTGCGAACTGTGTCCTGCTGGCGATGAACGATGTGGTGCCTTCAGCGTTGGCCGAGTCCCATCCGGAGGTGCGTGTTGCAACCAGCGACATGCATGCATTCGGGAATGCAATGGGGAACGAGCGGTAGTCTGTGACGTTTGCTGCCTCAGTGACTAAGCCGAATTGCCTGATGAATCCGGTATCGCCGCATTTCCACCACGCTGAGTTGCCTACGATGCCGGATGTATTTTTCGGTGAGTCGGGCAGCTCGTTGAGGCGAGCCCTTACCCATGCAGTGTTCGGAATGTGAGTGGTGTTGGACGCTGCTGCCGGAGTTGGCGTTGTTGGCGCACCGGTGAATGCAGGGCTGGAAAGTGCGGCTTTGGCGGCCAGTGCCGCCACTAGCCCGGCTACCCCTGCTTGGGGAATGTCAGTCAGGCCGGTGCCTTTGCCTGTGTAGCTGCCTGATGTCCAGAAGCCGGCGGCACCCATGCCTGCGTATTGATTTCCCGCCAGATAGAGGTAAACCCCTTCTCCAGCAAAAGTATCGGCCGAGTGCCCCGAGCGCAGCCACGCAAGGCCATAGAGGGCGTTTGGCGCGTATGCCGTACCTGCTGCGCTACCCGAGTATGTATGCCCCATTCCCCATACAGTTGCGCCCCAGGCGCCCCCCGAGCCGCTTACGCTGCCGTAACCGCCAGAGACGTTCTGAGCCATATTGATGTAGCCAGACACGTTCCCGCCCACAAGCGGCAGCTTGCTGTCGTCCGTAACATTGATGTTGCCGGAGCCGTCGAACGCCGTGCCGTTGATCAGGCGAGCTACTGCCAACTTGGTGGCCGTGGCGGCGTTGCCAGTCGTGTTCTGGTTACCCGCGGTGTTAACGCCGGGCAAGTTGATGTTGGCGGTACCGTCGAACGCGACGCCACCGATAAGGCGCGCGACCTGGAGCTTTGTAGCCGATACGGCGTTGGCTGTCGCATCCAGCTTGTTGGCGGCCAGGGCAACGATCTGAGCTTGCAGCTTGCCCAGTGCCACCAGTACGGAGTCAGTCGCGAGAACGGCGGCGTTGGTGGCAGTGCTCAGGCCGGTGAGCACAGCTGCGCGAACGTCTGCGGCGAAATTGCGCCAGGCTTTATTGCCGCTCCAATACTGGGCGGTTGTGCCAGCGCCGATTACGGGCTCTTTTTCATCCTGGAGCTTTTTGCCCTGTGCTGCCGTCAATGCCGCCGATGAACTGTCGGTCGTGAGGTTGTTGACCAGGGTGGTAACGCCAGGGGTGCTCTCTGTTGCGGGCGGGTTGATGAAGCTGATGTCGCCGAACTCGATCACGCTTGCGTCGAGGCTTTCGAGAATGATGTCGGTGGCCAGCAGCAGGGTGGACGGTGCGGCTTTCTGGATGATCCAGCCTGCCGCGGGCAACTGCGAGTAGACGGCAATGAGGGTGCCTTTGTCGCTGATCAAACCGAACTCACCGACGTTGTAGGCGGCACTGCTTTCATCCATGGCGACGACGTGGATGGTGTCATCCGCCACTGCCTGGCCGGCAATAGTGGTGACGCGCTTTATTTCGGCCTGCAGGGCGGTTTGGGTTTTGAGCGGTGTGTACTGTGCGGCGCCAAGCGCGACGGCGACGATGGTGACTTTCTCGGTGCCCGTGTTCTGGGCTGCGATCATTTCGGCACGGCCAGCATTGGTGATGGTGATGGGTAGGGCCATTAGGGTGCCTCAGTGCATTGAATGCGGCGGTAGATGACGGGGCGGGCAGCGCCAGCCAGGCCGAGGCCGCCGGTGGCTGCCAGGCCGAGCGTCAGGGTGAAGTGGCTACGCACGGGCTTTGTGCGCTCTATCTCTGCGATGACGTCTTGCTGGTACGCGGCGGTGTTGGGCACGCCGGCGCCGAGGGTGAGCACGACGTCGAAGGTGTGCGGCTCCCCCTTTGGCTCCAGTTGCCACCACTCGCGCAGGGCGAGGCTGGAGCCGAATGCGCGGACGACGTCGCGCACGCTTTTTGCGGTGCCTTTGCGCCGCTGGATCTCAACTGCTGATCGGATGCGCTGCCGCTTTACGGACTCGGGCCAATAGGGCTGCCAACTGTCGAGGCTGAGCGTCCAGGCAAGCCAGGGCAGCAGATGGGCGGGGCAGGTGTCGGGGTTCCAGAGTTCGCGCAATGGCACGGCGAGCAGGCTGGGGCGCGCCTGCACTTGCTCCAGGGCGCGTTCGGCGGCGGTGCTGTTGGGCGGCAGCAGGCTGGGCAGGTTATTCATCGAGCCCACCGTCGTGCAGGGTGATGCCGGTGCAGTAGGTGGCGCCGTTGCGGCCGACGACGATGCTGGCGGTAGGGCTGGTGAGCTCTACGCGCTGCACTCCAGGCTGGTGCAGGGCGGCGTATAGGCCGGACAGGGTGACGTCACGGCCAAGGCGGTGCTGGGCTGCGGCGTAGGCCTCGGCGGCTGCCAGGGCGTTGGCGAGCACCACCTCGCGGTCAGGCCCCGCGTAGAAATAGAGCGTGGCCTCGATCGCGTATTCGGTTATGGCGGCGCTCTGCACCTGGACGTAGTCGGTGAGGGGGCGGACTGATTCGGCATTGATTGCGGCGTAGACGGTGGCGAGCAGCTCGGGCGATGCAACGCCGTTGCTGATGCGCGAAAGCACGGTGACCAGTACTTCTCCGGGGGTGGGGCTGATGGCGCTGGCGTCGAGTACTTCGCCGGATGCGGACAGCGAGTGGTAGATGTAGGCGCCTTCGGGGCCGGCGGTGCTAAGGCCTTCCAGCGAAAGCTGGATGCGGTAGCGAAACTCGGGGTCTTTCTCGTAGGTGGGCGGTACCGGTGGCACGGCGGTCGGGTCGCCCGGATCGGTGATCAGACGCTCGACGCCGAACAGGGCGCCGAGGTTGTCGAGGTCGGTGTCGAGGGCGTACGGCAGCATGACCGCTTTGGCGGCCTCGTTGATGCGTTGGCGGAGCAGCAGCTCGCGGTAGGCGGCGACTTCCAGCAGTTTGATGGCCGGTTCCGATTCGACCAGGGCGCTGAACTCGGGGTAACGGTCGAGCAGGTCATCGAGCATTTCGGCGAGGATTTGCTCGGCGCTGAGTGTTTCGACTACATGGGGCGCGGGGACGCGGGAGAGGTCGATAGCGGTGAAGGTCATACGATGCCCCCAAGGGCCAGGGGGATGCTGAGGCTGGTGGGTTGGTTGGTATCGATGACGGTGCCGTCGAGGTCGAGCACGACGGCACCTGCGGTGCTGATGTTGCTGAGTTGCACTCGGCTCAGGCGTAGACGTGGTTCCCAGCGCATGAGGGCGATGGCGGTGGCGGCGTAGAGCTGCAGGCGTGTGGCACCGTTGAAGGGTTGGTCGATCAGCCGGGGCAGCAGGCTGCCGTATTCGCGGCGCATGATGCGGCTGCCGAGTGGGGTGGTGAGGATGTCGGTGATGGACTGGGCGAGGTGCTGACTTTGGCTGAGCACGGTTCCGGATTGGTTGTTCATGCCTTGCATGTTCAGCCCCCTGCGAACACGTTGGCGGAGCCCTGGGCGATGCTGCTGCCGCAGGCTACGGGGTCGCCCACGCGGGCGAGCTGTTTGCCGTTGGCGCGCACGGTGGCGCTGCCGCCGGCGAGGGTGCTGGCGTGGGTTTCGGGGATTGCCGGGCAGGTGTGCGCGGCCCAAGCGTCGCCCTGGCGGTGGGCGGGGATGCCGTTGATGCGCACGTTGGGGCTCGCGCCAGTGCTGGGGCGCGGTGGCCAGCAGCCGTGGCCGGTGCAGGTGTCGCCGAGGCGGGAGACGGCAGGCATGGGCGGCTCCCTCAGTTCAGGTCGATGGTGGCGCCGTTGATTTTCACGGCGCCGCTGCATTGGATGGTGAGGCTGGCCGCGTCAATTTGGACGTGGCCGGTGAGCTTGAGGCTGTAGGCGCCGGACTGCGCGTTGTGTTCGACGTAGTCGCCGTTGGCCCACTCCACGCGATGCACGGCAGGGTTGTTGCTGCAGGGCGGGTTGGCGGCTGAGTAGAGCCCAACGAGCACCTGCCCCTGGGCGAGGTCACCGGATGGGCTGAGGATGGTGCATTGCTCGTTGACGGAGACAGGGTTCCATTCGTTGGTGCTGCCGGCGCGGACGGTGAAGAAGGGCAGCCAGCCGGTGAGGATGTTGCCGGTTTGGACGCGGCAGCACGGTAGGCGCCCCTGCTCGGGGTCGCCATGGTCGACTGCGGCAATGGTGCCGGAGCGGATCATGTTGTCGAGGCGGCGGCGGATTTCGGCGATTGGGTTCATGCGCCGATGGTTGCTGCCCCGCGCGCGTGATGCACGAAACGGGGGTTGTAGCGGGGGACGCTACAACGCGAAGTCAGCGGGCGAGGTGGTCGAGCAGATCGTCGCGGATCATGTCGAGGTCGGCGTTGGTGAAACCGAGCAGTTCGCGTGCGCTGTATTGCACGTCTGGTGCATTTGGGCCTGGGCGGTCACGCAGGCCGTATTGGTGGACGCGGGCGAGGCGGGCGGTACGGCCGAGAAATGCCAGGGCGATGCTGTTGGCGTCGCTTTGCTGCTTGAGGTGGCGCACCTGGCGCAGTTTGGTAAACATTTTCTGTTTAACGCGGCCGCGCTTGCTGCGCAGGTGTTGGCGATCCTTACGCGGGGCGTAAGGGGTGCCTTCTGGGTTCTTTTGCGCGGCGATGCGGCGTTGCTGGTTGCGACGCAGTTTGCGGGCAATGCCCAGGTTGAGTTGGCGGCGCTCTTTGGGCTCCAGTTTGCTGAGCAGAGCGCCGGCCCATTCTTCCAGAACTTGCAGGTTTTCAGCCACGGTTGGGTACCGGGTGCGGGGTTGCTAGAGCAGCGCCGCCGTTGGGTTCAGCGCTTGTCCACTCGGCGAGCAGTTCGGTGCCGGCATAGAGCTGGAAGGCGGTGGCGGGTAGCTGTGCGGTGAGTTGTGGTTCGGGCGCATGCTCGATGCTGTGGGCGGCGCCTTGCTGCCGCTTGACGATGACGCGCTCGGTTAGCGGCAGGGTGATTGAGAGGTCGACCAGGTCGTCAGCGAGGATGTCGGCCTCGAACTGGATGGCGTCCTTGGCTTTGTTGAGGTTTTCCATAAGGTCGGGCTGATTGATCTGCATCCAAGCGATCAGCGGCACGGCGACGGCGTCTGGGTGGCCACCGAAATCCGTGAGGATGATGTTGAGGGTGTAGGCGTATTCGAATGACAGGCCAGGGGCGGTGGTGCTGCGGATGCGCCCTTGGTCGATGAATACCAGGAGTTTGTCTGGGTTACCGCGTAGCTCAGGCACGGCGGCGATGAGGTGCTGCTTGAGGCTGCTGGGTTTGTTCACTGCTGTTGTTCGCTGTGCTGGATGATGGCGTCGACCTGGGCGGCGCATTCGGCCCATGCGGACAGCAGGTAGTCGCTGTCGTCGCTGAGCTGGCCGTTATTCTGGGGCGCCGCTGGCAGCAGGCTGCAGGGCGTTACGGCGGGACAGCCAGTCACGGTAAGCGTTTGCTCCGGTAAGGCTTGGGCGCTCATGCAGCCGGCGAGCAGCGCCAGGGAGAGGCTGGCTCCCCCAATCACTAAAACTCGGGTCATTACGGCGTATCTCCTGTTTCTGGATCTGGCTCGTGGCGTGCTGCTGTCGCACGTCGGCTTGGGCGGTTTGCAGGGCCTGTTGGGTGGCGCGATGGGCGGCCAGTTCGCTGCCCATGCGGAGGATGCTGGCGGCTTGGCGTGCGCTGCGTTGTTCGAGGGTGGTGATGCGGGCGGCGGCGCGTGCTGCTTTGGCCTCGGCTGCCTGGTGCTGCTGGTAGGTGCCCCACAGTAGCAGGCCAAGGGCGCCGAGCAGGGCGGCGCCGTAGAGGGCTTGGCGGAGGGTGGTCATTTGCGGTACCAGCCGGCGGCGTTCATATCGCTAGCTGAGAGCTGGACGATGTTGCCGAGCACAATTGAACACTTGATACCGGGGGCGACGGTTTGCAGCGCCTCCATGAACGATTCGGCATCTTCAACGGAGGTATCCGCCGGCAGAGCGAAGACATCCCCATCCTGTGGCCGCATCTGAGCGATCCTAGTGAGGTCGATCACGCCGCCACCTGCCCACAGCCGCAGTCAGCGTGCCGCTGGTAGGCGCGTTCGAGCTTCACGTCGTACAGGTTGCGGGCGTATGCCGGGCCGTTGTAGCCCTCGGCGAACACCGCCCACTTCTTGGCCTTGAGGGCCTTGAGCAATGCCGGGTCTTTCTCGATGAAGCGGACGAACGCCTCGAACTGCTGGTTTTCATCCTGGCTCATGAGGTGGACGAACTCGTCGACGCTGGCATAGCCAAGATCGGTGGCGTGGTAGCCCATGATCTGGAAGGCGCCCCAGGAGGCGGATTCATTGGCGGCCAGGGCGTCGATGTTGCTGGCGTTGCGCAGGCGCTGGTGTTCGGCAGTGCCACTGGCGTAGCCACCGGGCGAGCGGTTGACGAGGTTGGGGTAGGTGATGGCGAGTTGATCGGCGCGGGCGATGAGCGCGGCGCTGTCGTCGCCTTTGTTGCGCACCAGGCTCAGGCGGGCGTGCATGACGTGGCGTTCAAAGAGGATCTTGGGCTTGCCGTTGCTGAGGAAGCCGGCGCCGGCGCTTTCGACTTCGTTGACGGCGTAAACGCTGGCCAGGTCGACGCCCAGGCGTTTGGCGGCAGCCACCAGGGTGGCGTTGCTGAGCAGTTTGGTGCAGTCGACGCCGGCCAGGGCGGCGAGGGTTTTCTCACCGGCTACGCCATCGGCCACTAGGCCCTTGCTGAGCTGGTAGGCGCGGACGGCTTTTTCGGTTTGGTCTCCGAAGTCGCCGTCCGGTACCAGTTTGGCGCCGGCGGCGTTGAGTGCCCATTGCAGTTGCTGGACGGCTTGGCCTTTGGAGCCGTTACGGAGGGGCTGTGTCATAGGGTTTCTACCTTTCTGCTGTAGAGGCGTTTGAGGCCGGTGCGGATGCCGTCGGCGCCGATCAGGCCGACTAGGCCGCCGAAGAAGGGGGCGAACTCGACGGGCACGCCGAGCCAGGGCAGGCCGTTGGTTAGGGCGAGGGTGAGCAGGCCGCAGATGAAGCCTTCGCCCAGGGCGCGCCGGATGGCACCGCCGCTGTAGATGAAGCGAGCTGAGGCGATTGAGGCGGACAGCACGGCGGCATAAACCAGGGGGTGGTGGTGTTCCAGCCAGGCGAACAGCCAGGCCCAGGTTTCAGGACGGTCAGGCATGTTTGGCATCCGGGTGGCCCTCGGCTAGCGAGTGGGAGAGCTGCACGAAGGGCAGCCGGTTGATGCGGTGGACGGTTTCGCCGAGCAGAACAGGGCTGAAGCGTTGGCCAATGCCGGTAAACCCGAGGGCGACGGCGCAGAACTCGCTACAGAACATGCGGAGTTCGCTGTGCAGGCCGCTGCCGAGCAACTGGCTCAGGAAGATGCCGGCCCAGTCGTAACCCTTGCACTGGTGACGGGCGAAGGTTTCTTCAATACAGCGGGCGTCGGCCCAGGGCACGGGGATCAGCTCCCAGTGTTCGGGCTTTTGCTCGATGCGCTTGGCGCGCACGCCGCCGTCCATGGCACTGGCCGAAAGCCAGCGGCCATCGGGCATGACCAGTTCGCAATGGCTGTAGATTGAGCCCGTCCACAGGCGGATCAGCCGGTTGAACAGTTGGCCTTTGCCTTTGTAGAGGGCGAGGTAGATCAGTCCCATAAATTCACCATCTGGGTTTGTTCGGCTTGGGGGGCCGCAGCGGGCAGATTGACCAGGGTGCCGTTGGGCAGCACGGCGCCAAGGTCGGCCAAGCCTGGGTTTGCTTCGAGCACCAGCTCGACCAGGCCTGCGGTACGCCCGTAGTGGCGCCAGACGATGGCGTCGACGGTGTCGCCCTGGACGGTGCGCAGGGTGTCCATCAGAGCAGCTCCACGGTGGTGCGGTTGATGCCGAGCAGGTCACGGATGGCGAAGCGGGCGTCGCGGCGGTAGTCGTCGGCGCTCTGTTCTTCTTCCTCGCCTTTGGCGGTGCCGGTGTTGGTGGCGGAGTAGGTGCGGTAGCGCTCGGCTATTTCGGCACTGGCGGTGCTGTAGATGGCGCGACGGTAGGTGTGGATGAGTTCGCTTTCGTTCTGGATCTTGTCGGCCGGAACGTCTTCCAGGGTGTCGTAACCCTGGGCCATGTAGCGCAGTTTGAGGGGGCGCAGTTCGCGGTTGACGCTGATCATGGCGGCGACTGCGGCTTCTTCCAGGCGCGGGGCGGAGACGTTGCCGTTGATGCGTTGACGCTCGCGCAGGTGGGCGGCGTCGATGTCTGGCCAGAAGTCGTCGTTGGTCAGGGTGAAGGGCTGCGCGGGGGCGCTTGCTACGAATCCGCTCATGCGTGGCCGCTCGAATAGGTCGGCGGTGGTCGGGGCGTCACAGCATGGGAAGGAGTTACCTGCTGATCAGCCCCGAGCCGCCGGGGTGCCGGGGGAAGGCTCGGTTAGCTGGGCTTTTGCTCAGCGTGTTTTTTCAGGAGGCGTTCGACGCGCTCCAATGCTTTTTTGCCGCCGCACCGTTCGTGCAGCTCGATGGCACGGGGGATGAAGTGCTGCGCCACTTCAAGGCACTGCACGTCGTCGGGCTTCGCTTCCTTGTCGTCGACCATGCCGGCGGCCAGCAGACCAATGGCCAGCTTGACCTTGGCGCGGACTTCGTCGGGCATGTCGTGCTCTGCGGTGAGGCGATCGGCTTCGGCAATGACGCCGATGTCGAAGGCTTCGCCGGCCCTGGCTGCTTTTAGCGCAGCTTCGGCTACTACTTCAGCGATCAGGCAGGGTGGTTTACGGGCGAAGTTGTCCGACATTTCGAGCCCGTGCTTGAGCACGTAGGCGGCAATTTGCAGCCCACCTTCGAAGTCGGAAGCATCAAAGCGCCAGAGCATGATGGTGGTGACCACAACGTCCTGGGCGCCCTGGCCACCGGCGAGCACGCCGTCGATGTAGGGCGCGTAGTCGGGCAGCAGTTTGGCCTTGAGTTCTTCCTTGGCCTGGGTGCTCTGGATGCCTCGGAGCTGCTGGTAGTGCTGATGCATTTGGGCCATTTGCAGGGTGTAGGCGCTGGAGTCGGCCATGGGTTGGCCAGGTGCTGTCACCGCTGCCTGTTGGGCGGCGGTGACACGCTGGAAGTGCTGGCGGCAAGGATTGGTCATGGCGGATGGCCTCAGCTGAGCTCGATGTTCTCGGCCTGGGCGGCACAACCCAGATCCTCGACGACGTAGGCTTCGTTGACTGACTCGTAGTTTTCGATGCGATCACGCTTGGCGTTGTCGACTACGGTGCGGCGGCGGGTGCCTTCCTGCGGGTAGATGGAGAGGTTGTCGAGGCGAGTGATCATCAGGCCGTTCGGCGGGAAGTACGGCACACGCACGGCGGGCAGGTTACCGATGCGCTTTTGGCTGATGACAAGATCCGCGGCGAGCGTTTCGGTGGGGGCGTGGTTCTGGTTGACGATGGGGAAGTATTTGTCAGCCAGCAGTTTGCGACCGCAGATGACGACGAGTTCGGAGTCTTCCTGGTACCAGGGTTCGAGGAACTCGTTGACCATGGCAAAGACCAGGGCGTCGAGGTTTTCGAAGTCTTTGCCGGCACCAATCTGGATCTTGCCGCTCCCTGCTTGCACTTCGGTCATGACGCGGGCGGCGTTCTCGGCGCGCATTTTCTGCAGCCAGCCGATGTTGACGTCTTGCAGCAGCGGGTTGGCGACCGGGTCGGAGGTGGCGGCACGGGCGGTACCGTTCCAGCCGATCATGATGCGATCCAGCGCGCAGCGCTTGATGATGGCGTCACGAATGCGGGCCTGGAAGTCGGGGAATTTGGCCCAGGCGTCCAATTTCGGGTAGCGGATGTGGGTGTCGAAGTTGGTTTGGGAGGCGAAGTAGCCACGGGCATCCAGCGCACTGAGATCACGGGTCTGGCGATCCTGGGCGATGGTGTCGGTGGTGCTGGCGACCGGGCCGGAAATGCCCAGGCCGACTTTTTCACCGGACTGTTCGGTGACGGGAATGATGTTGATCTTGGAGAGGAAGTCGCTGGACTCCTGAATGCGGGTTTCCAGCTTCTGGGAAACGGTCGGGTCTACGGCGAACTTGGTGGTTACGTCGTCTACGCCGTTGAGGCTGGCCAGTTGTTGCAGGTAGGCGTTGAAGAGCTTGCGGGTATCGTTGCGCATTGGGTTACTCCGGTGTTCCTTGGCGGGTGCGTGTCCGTGATGAATCAGCAGTCGGTGACGACTTGGTCACCGCCGCCCGAGACCGGCGGGCGCGGTTTGTTGCTGTGGTGTTGGGTGTCGCCGAGTGTCTTGACTAGGTCGGCAAATTCGCCGGCCAGTTTGGAGTGATCGGCCTGGAGCTTTTCGTGGGCGGCTTTGACGGTGGCGAAGGCTTCGGCCTGCTTGGCGCCGTGTTCGGCCAGATCCTCGATCAGCGCGCCCAGGGCGTT